ACCCAGCCACAATTGACGCCTTAAATTTTCAGTGTTATACTATTCAAGTCCCAGTGGTGAGTCTGGACGTGCGGAGAAGCCTGTGGAGGGATAGTGGCAACACACATGGGACATTTGCCACTATTACTGAAGGAGGTGCTGCCTATGGTAGCAGATACTGCAACAATTATTTCATTTGTAACATTAGTTCTTTTGAAGTTGCTTACTATTCCTCTTCAATCCGAATGGCTCACCCTCCTAAGGTCTTAATGCTACGATTTTTCGTAGCTTTTTTTGTTCCATCGATCACCCCGTTTTGCATGGATTCTCGCATGGCACTTTTTGCAAAGGGAAACCAGGTTGCTCTCATCGTGTGTGCCTCCCTCGGATAAAGGTACCTTGTGATGCACCTCTTCCACGGGGCGCAGCCGTCCTTTCCTTTGGCACTCTTCACAGAAGGGATGCCTTGACGCATAGCGGTCGCGGATGCGTTTCCACGCCCTGCCGTACCTACGGCGTACAGCCGGGTCCCGGTCGTACTTCTCGTAGCGGCGGTTCTCCTGCTTCTGGTGTTCCTCACAGAACCGTCCCTCCGTAAGGTTGGGACAGCCGGGGAAGGAACACGGCCTCTTTGGTTTTCTTGGCACCTTGCCACCTCCCTCCGGGCATAAAGAAAGCCCCCGCAGGATTACTCCCACGAAGGCCGTTTGTCCTTATGCCGTTTTCGATGTTATAAGCATACCACGTCTAAACGGAAACATCATCCGCGATATTACTCATGCCTTTCCAAACAGCAGGACCACCAGATGGCTCAAAGCCCGGTTCTTCCGGTTATACGCAGAAGAACGCTCAATTCCAAAGCGGTCACATATATCAAGGATAGCATTTGCTCCATACTCGTTGCCTTCCCCATAAAAGGTTTCCAGTACATACCTCTCATCCCCGGAAAGCTCCTCCCAGGCGGGAAGGAACCACGCCATATATTCCACGGCCTGCCGGTATCGCTCCTTTAAGACGTCGATCTCCTCAATGCCTTTCACGATCCGTTCCTCTCCCACCTGGGGATTGTGGCTGTGGGGCATCCCGTCAAACTGCGGGCTGCTGATGCCTCCCATTTTCTCATAGGCGTTTTTGATCTCCTCGTCCGTATGGTCGATGATGAATTTCATGCTGCTGTAATCCTTTAGTGCGTCCACGGCTGCGGACCGCTTGTCAAGATACTTCCAGATAATGCTCATA